ATGTGTGGAATTGTCGGATATATCGGCAAACAGAATTCTGCAGAGATACTTGTTGACGGACTCAAGAAGCTTGAGTACCGCGGCTATGACTCTGCTGGTATCGCAGTCTTTGAGGACGGCGAGGTAAAAATCATCAAAACCAAAGGACGCATGAAGGATCTTGAGGATTGCCTCAATGCCGGTGGTGTACCGCAGGGTGTCTGCGGTATCGGTCATACCCGCTGGGCAACTCATGGCGCCCCGTCTGATATCAACAGCCATCCCCACAGAAGCGGTCGTGTAACAGTAGTTCACAATGGTATCATTGAAAACTATTCTGAGCTCAGAGCGGAATATCAGGCTATGGGCAGAGAGTTTATGTCAGAAACCGATACCGAGTGTGTTTCCATGACCCTTGATATCGTCTATGAGGGAGATCCTGTAGACGCTATCTACAAGGCAGTTGCAAAGCTCCGCGGCTCTTATGCTCTCGGAATTCTTTTCGACGATCACCCTGACACCCTTTATGCTATCCGTCGCGACAGCCCCCTGATCGTTGGTATCGGTGACGGCGAGAACTATATCGCATCTGATATTCCTGCTATTCTTTCCCGTACCAATAAATATTATCTGCTCGAAACAAACGAGCTGGCAATAATCAGAAAAGACGGCATTGATCTGCTTGGTGCAGATCGTCAGCCGATCGAGAAGGATATCTTTGTTGCAAACTGGGACGTAAATGCTGCTGAAAAGGGCGGTTACGACCACTTTATGATCAAGGAGATCCACGAGCAGCCGAAGGTACTGCGTGATACCATCGACCCGCGCCTTGCAAACGGAGTCGGTGAGATATTCAAGAAAGAGATGCCTGACGTCAGCAATATAAAGCGTATTTATGTTGTTGCCTGCGGAAGTGCAATGCACGCCGGCATGGTAGGACGCCACGCTATTGAAAAGCTTGCAGGAATCCCTGTTCAGGTAGAGGTTGCTTCTGAGTTCAGATATCAGACTCTGCTTTTCCAGCCGGGAGACGCTGTTCTTCTTATTTCCCAGAGCGGCGAAACTGCTGATACTCTTGCTGCACTGCGTATAGCCAAGGCAAACGGCGTACCGACTATCGCTATCGTAAACGTTGTTGGTTCGTCCATAGCCCGTGAGGCTGATATGGTGCTCTATACATGGGCAGGTCCGGAAATTGCTGTTGCTACAACAAAAGCATACACCTGTCAGGTTGCGGTAATGCTTATGATAGCTCTTCGCCTTGCAGCTAATAAGGGTTATGATATGGCAGAGCTTCAGCGTCTTGCTGACCAGCTTGCAACTGTTCCGGATATGGTCGAGGCTCTTCTCGAGCATGAGGAGGAATATAAGGAGCTTGCATCAAGATATAAGGACGCTGAGGATCTCTTCTTCATTGGCCGCGGATATGACTGTGCACTTTGCTGGGAAGCATCCATAAAGCTCAAGGAAGTTTCCTATATTCACTCTGAGGCATACGCCGCCGGTGAGCTTAAGCACGGTACAATTTCTCTTATCAATGAGGGATATCCGGTTGTAGGCATTGCTACCAGTGATGCTCATTATGAGAAGACAATCAGCAACGTTGAGGAAGTTCGCGCACGCGGCGCCCGTGTTGTTCTGGTCTGCACCGAGGGTACAGCAAATCCGAAGGTTGCAAATGATCTCGTTGAGATTCCGGTAGTTGACGAGTTTATCCGTCCCATTGCAGCAATTCTTCCGCTTCAGATATTTGCATACTACTGCGCAGTTATGCGCGGCTGTGACGTAGATAAGCCGAAGAACCTTGCAAAGTCGGTAACCGTAGAATAATTAAGGTATAATAAAAAGGCTTCTGCAGATTTTGCAGAAGCCTTTTGCATACACTGGAGGTGTTGAGGGAAGAGGGGCGTGATTTGTTACAGCACATTTTACTTGATTTTGACATGGCATCATGATATTATATTAGCACAACACGGCACAGGAAATTTGTATCCGGCTGTTAAATATGCGGGCGTAGTTTAGTGGCAGAACTCCAGCTTCCCAAGCTGGCCGTGGGGGTTCGATTCCCCTCGCCCGCTCCAATGAAAAGAGTCCTATATTTCGCATTGCTGTGCGATTTATAGGACTTTAGCTTTTGCGCTATTTTCTCAAATGATGGCTATTTGATGGCTAAGGGTCATTTTTCTTTTTTCTCACAGTCCAAAATCACATAAATCATGTATACAGTTGTGTAATCACCATCCTGCAGCATCTCATTGATTCTCTCAATCATTTCATCTCGCGGAAGCGGTTCCGGTGCTTCGTTTTTTACTTTTACTTTTACTTCTGACATTTGTAAATACTCCTTTCGGTTTCAGGCTGTTTTGTTGTCCTATTCCCCTCGCACAAAGCAGTAAGCAAGTTTGAGCGTGTTCAGCGGCAACCTACACAATAAAAGTGCTGACAGGCTGACAAGTGAAGCACGTTCAACGTCTTGCGGATTTTCTTCCAGTATGCAGGAAAGAAGCCTGTGCACCTGTACCATATCCATTGTTTCGTTGTCCAGTATGAGCTTGATGCATTCGTTCTTTGCGTCCTGCTGTTTGCGTTCGTATTTGGTCATTGTTATTACCTCCGTTATTATGGTTTGTTTTTCGCTATGTCGGCTTTTCTGCGGTCGAGCGGTATTGTTTTGCCGCTGCGCATTAAACGGCAAATAGGGGCATTTCCGGCGATTGTGGGCGGTGCTGTGCTTATGCCACAGTAAAGCTGCTGCTTTCGGTGTTGCCTTTGCTGGGTATGGATATATATTACACTGAAATCTTGTGTAATACAAGAGTTAGATTACACAAATATATAGTGTAGTTTTTGTGTATAATTACACTTGTTTCTTGTGTAACAAACAACTATAATGTATTGCAGGAGGTGAAATTATGCCAGTGAAATATAAAATTGACGTTTTGTCAGCACTCAAAGAAAAAGGCTACAACACAAACCGATTACGCAAAGAAAAAATACTCGGGGAGAGTACAATACAGCAGCTCCGAGAGGGTAAATTGGTGAGTTGGGCGAACATTGACAGAATATGCACACTGTTAGAGTGTCAACCCGGAGATATATTAGAACATAACAACGAATAACCCGAATAAAGCAAGCCGCCCACGTTGCAGATCAGCAGCATGGGCGGTGTTTTTTTATGTTATTTATTGGCTTTAGCTGCCGCCGCCTGCGGTCTCCTTAACCTTTTCAATCCATTGCTTGCCGTCTCTGCGCTTTGCTTCATCAAACCACTCAGGTGTAGTTTTTGGATTGCTATAAGTGAGCGATCGACCGGTAACTATTTTCTTGGCTCCCGGACGCGCCCACGGCGAATTTGTAACCGGGTCAACCATTACTTTGCCCATATATTGAAAGCGTCCGTAGGGACCGGCAGCAGCGCAAACCTTTCCTGTTCCTGCCAAAGAGTCGTTTATAGCCTGTGTGCGCTGTATCAATAAACCTGTATTTAATGGCAAAAGAGGCTTCATACTTGTCCAAACAGCTTCATCAAGCTCCGTTTGTGCGTCTTGAAATTGCTTGTTGAAGCGGTCAAGGTTTAATGTAATCTCGACCCCGTTTTTTACAATAGAATAATTTTTGAAATGGCGTATTTTACTTTTACTCATATCTAAACTCATTTCTTTCATTCTTCGTTGATAGCATTTCCAAACGTATCAACGCCGTTTATTTTTAACCCCGGAGTTTTCACTTAGTACGCCCCCCTTTTCGTCAATACTTGCCTTTTTCCAAGCTGTCTGTCAGCTTCAGTTAAAATGCCGCCAACGGTTTTACGCGAATCGAGAACCACCTGCATTTCTTCTATTCTGTCGCCGAGAGCCTTAACTTCGTTAATTAGCGCAGCAAAGGAATCCGCGGTATAATTTGAACTTTCGTCTCTCTCTATGGTTACGGTTCTTTTCGCGTCAGAAAGCCGCGCCATTGGTGGAATAATGACACCGGTCGCAACCTGAGGAATTCTCGGCTTGAGGTTTCCGACAATATCAAGAGCATTGCTCATGTGCTTCATTTCTTCTGGCATCTGAAGAGTAAAGCCGACGCCCACACCCTCAGCCATGAATTTACCTATCTCGTCTCGCATGAGCTTTGACGGAGAAGCAATGCCCAGCACACCTTTGAGCCAACTCATGACATCGCCGACCCATCCGGTGAGCTTATCCTTCAACCATTGGAAGGAATTTGAAATGCCCGACCATATGCCCTTTACGATATTTTCGCCAACTGAAAGCATATTTTCTTTTACAGACTCCCTGATTTCTAATATGGCTGTTATTATGCTTTTTAGTGCTTGAAGCGCAGCCTCAAGAATAAGAGGAGCTGCATTGCTCAGCGCATTGTAAATTGTTTCGATGATAAACGGCAAAGCGTTAACCAGCTCTACGATAATTACCGGGATCGCATCTATCAGAGCCAGCAGCAAAGCAATTCCAGCCGCCAAGATAGCATCAAAATTCCCGGGAGCCATCAGCGTCGAAACGACTGTGGTCACAATCTTGGGAATTTCAGCCGCCAAAATCGGCAACGCCTGCGTTACACCATTGAGCAGTGTTACGATTATCGAAATACCTGAGTTTATCAGTAGTGGGAGCGATTCTGAAATAAAACTTATCAGCATCGGTATCAGCTGCTGTACCAGTGTTGAAATCAAACTCGGCAGCGCCACGAGCAACCCATTAATGAGCGTCATTGCCGCACTCAAAAGAGGCGGCAGTAAAGTGCTAACCAAGCCGGGCAGTTCTGCGGCAATTATTGGCGCTATGTTTTGAAGTAAAGAGCCGGCACCGGTTAAAACTGTCTGAATAACCGGCACTATATTACGGCTGACCGCGAGTATGGAATCGACCATATTTTGAGTGAGAGCTGTAATATCTGCTGAACCATCGCCCAATCCGGTTATAAGATTCTTCCAAGCTGCTGACATCATGCCCAGCGAACCGGAAAGCGTTTTCTCTGCTTCTTCTGCAGTATTTCCGGTCAGACCAAGAGCATCAACACCCCGTTCAAGCATGGCTGTAACAGCCTGCTGATATTCGGCAACGGGAACGTCTGTTAATTTTTCATATTTCTTGCTCAACAGTCCAGCGGCTTGAGCCTGCTTGAGGAAGTCTGCGGAGGTCTGCGGAAGAAGTGCGGAGAACTGATCAACAACGCCCTGATATGACGAAGTACTTTTTGTTATAAGCTTATATTTTTCTGTAAGCTCCTCAATATTGCCGCCCGTACCCGTTGCATAATCAGAAATAGCCTGCAAGCCTTTTTTTGCCGTATCATAACCTTTTTTGTCGCCCATCGTTGCCGCGAAAGTAGCACCGACGTTGTTTATTGCGGCAAGATATTCATTAGCCGACATACCGAGGTCTCGGTACGCATTGGCTGCATCTTCGAAAATCGCCGATGTGTCCATCTGGTCGAATATTTTATTGACGCCGCCGGCAAGCTGCTCATATTCCGCAAAAGAATTAACCGCTTGTTTTGTAATTGCAACTATGGCTTCAACAGAAACTTTTAAGGCCTCTGCTCCTATTTGAGCCGCAACACTTATACCCTTTGCCAAGGCCTGCGACATTTTACTGCCTAAACTAACAGAGTTTGCTGCAGTCTTTTGCAATTTACTTTGCAATTTGCCTAAATCGCCGTCAACTTCGCTGTTGTCTATTCGGGTATCAATAATTATAGTTCCATCAGCACGTGCCATGTACTCAACTCCTTTCAAACAAAGCAAAAAAAGAGCCGCCAACCATGGAGGTTTAACGGCTCTGTATCTGTGTGTCTGGCTCTATGCGAATATTAACTTTACTTTGCTAAAAATGTTCTGATAACAATTTCTTTCATTTCCTCAAGGTCTTTTACCATCCGCTCCTTTGCCTTAAGTATCTGCGCCGGGGTGATTGTACTCGGGGTGGTAAAATTCTCGGTGTCAATAACAATAGTCTTCTTTTTCATGTGAATAACCTCCAAATTTAAGAGTTTTTATTTGTGTATTTCGCCGTAACAGCGTTGATTTTTGCACGCTTTGCATCTATGCGGCTGTTTACCTCTGCTGAAATAAAATCACTCAAGCCTGCAAGAACCTGCTCATAATAGGCGGAGCCGTCCGCACTCATATAAAGCGCATTTTTCTTGCCGAAAATATCCGCCGCTGCATCATAACCAAGCAGGAAATTAAACTGCTCTCTGATTGTTTTCTCATACGCCTCTATCTCTGCGATTTTCTCTGTCGGTGTGCCTTTTTCCGGGTTTAGCTTTTCTGTGTGTGCATTGATTGCTTCACTGACCTGTGCAAAGCGGTTTGCTATGTGCAGAATATCGCCCGGGTCAAGAACAAGTCGCCCGAGCTCCAGTCCGTCTTCATCCACGAGATTGATTGTCTTTTTGCTGCCTGATGCAATTTTAATAACGTTTTCCATGCTCAAAACTCTCCTTTTTTATTCTTCGTCAATAGTATCAAAGAGCCTGCTGCCGAAACCCTGCTCTTTTCTTGCCATAGATAAAAGGCTCTGTGCCTCTTCACGGGTACACTTGAGGAATTTAATATAATACTCTTCCCACGGATATTTACCAGCCATAGCAAGCGCATAGTGATGCTGTCTGTCAGCCTCAAAACTGTATGTAATGCTGCCGAATTTAATCATATCATCTTCGTTGTATGTACCAACGGGGGCAAAATAATACAAATCAGCAAACGCATTAAGAGCATATACAAGTCCTTTTATAGCATCCTCGAGCTTATCACGAACATCTTTTACAAACTGTATTGTCCGCTGCTGGTCTGCCTCTATTTCCGTTGCGGTAGTCAAGCCGGTTTTTTCGTTAAATACAAAGTACCCATTAGAAAAACCGCACTTGTAGCCTATCTGATTGATAAGGGCATTAATTCCGACAAGACGTGTGCTTGTATTGAGCTGCGGATTAATCTCCTGATAGAATGTGCTTACTCCATCGCCGTTGACATTCCTAACCATATCGGGCAGGCCTGCGGCTTCAACTCTGTGTGCTGCGTGTGCAGCCGAAACGGGTGCAGTATCAAAGCCGGGTATAAGTGCATCGTCAAGCAATACAGTGCGCTTGCTGTCAATAATTTCTTTTATATTGCGGCTGTATGCTATATCGAGGTCGTGCAGTTCTTGTATAGCATCGGCGAAAACTGACACGCCAAGGGGCGAATTAAGGTCTATATGATTTGCACCGGGCATTCGAAGCACGCCAAACAATGGGCGGTCAATATTGACTATTTCGACATCGGGCAAAAGTTCTGCCCACGGGGTCAAAGATATGTCAATCGGTCTTGAGTCGTCATTTGGACTATAACCTATAAAACAGCGGTTTGATACTGCATAATCACCATTTTCCAAAAATCGGTGATATTCGAGCCTTGTATAATATCGCTTTTCATCATCCGACACGGCTCTGTTATAGAACACAACGCCCCGAATTTTGCCGTTTTCCGTCTTTGTAACAATAAACTGATCGGGTGTAACTGCGTCTATATCTGTGCCGTTGGGTTTAAGTATAATTGTGCCTACTGCTGCGGCGTATTCTGTCCAGTGTCGAATCTGAAAATAAATGCGATCAATCTGTTTTTGCAGCCATTCAGCACGATTGCTGCCCGTTATCTTGATAGAGAGTGCAAGAGTAGCAAGGCGTGCAACCTCTGAGCAAACAGCTTTTGCAAAGTTTATAGTTGTTATGCCGTCATCTTCATTTATCCAGTCAGGCTCACCCCGGTAAATGCGGAGACAACGCTCTGTGAAGCTTTCAAGCCGCCCGGAAACAGCAGAATTAACGTTATATTCCGCTTTTGCTCTGCTTAAAAAGTGCGTAACAAACCACTCCTTTATTTTTGAGAATATTTGCACTGCTCAACATCTCCTTACTCCCCTGAATTAGCAGGCTGCACGATAAAATTATCATATGCCGCATTGCAATCGGCACAAAATCTTTCCCAGTGTGTGTTATTTGCCTTTGCCCAAACCGAATCACGCCCGAAAGCCGCTTTTGATGCGCTCGCAAGCTGATTGAACGGAGCAAGAGCCTTCTCGCTGTTTTCAGCATCTCTCATTGCATGGCGGAGGACTGCAGCTCTCTGTCTTGCCTGAATTTTTTCATCACTGTTTACCTTCTCGTTGTTATTGACTATCTTTTCCGCCTCTTTACCGATAATACGAAGCATAACGGGGTTATGGCTGTACTGCTTTGCCATGTGTTCGAGGTCGTAAACTGTCATAATGCCGCTATTGATAAGCTGCATAGCCTTATCATCGAGCTTGTCAGGCGTTGCAAGATAATAGTTTCTTGCAAAGTCACGCATTTCACTGCTTATCTGCTCCACATTTGCACGGTGAGTATTATCCAGTTCACGAAGGTCATCTGCGTGTGCTTTCTGTGCCTTTAAAAACTCGCCTCTTGATATTGCCTTTACTGTTTCATCGGCTTTTCTGTCGTTGCTTGCCGCCTCATATTCTTTCTGCGCTATATCCCATGCCTTTTCTATTTCGGCATATCGTGCCTGCGCTGCTCTGTGTGCGGCATCCAGCTTGCTTACATAGCTCTTAAAATTTGCCATTGGTTTATATCATCCTTTCTATGCTCTATTGCCACGGCGACCTATTACTCTATCAAGAGCATAAGCAACAGCGTCAATACTATGATTGTCTTTATCCGGCAATACTGATAATAACTTGCCGTCTTTATCTGTCATATAACTGTAATTAGTAAATTCCTTATATGCGTTGGGTGTTCGTTTGGGGTCAATTATTATTTGGCGGTGCTGCAGCCATTTTATGCGGTATTCAACACAGCCGGGGTATTTTGTGCAGCCAATGCAGCGAATACCCGAGTCATTCAAGTCTGCAATGCTTTTCGGCTCTGCACTATCAGCGGTTACATAGCTGTTGTTATACTCAAGCTCTTTTATTCTGTCAGCTATCCACGCATTTGATTTGCGTTGCTCATATATCTCATCAAGCAAGTAAATAGTGTCGTGTTTGCGGTCATAAGCAAGGCGAATAAAACAAGCAGGATCAACAGCAAAGCCAAAATCTAACCCCTGGTAGATATAATTAAGGCTTTCTATTTCGGTGTCGGTTATTTCTCTGATAGTCAAGCTCGGGAAGACTTCCCCACCCGTACCAATAGGCACACCCATATATTCATGCTCGTATGCTGTGGGGTTAATTGCCTTTAACCGTGCAGCCGCTTCTAAAAAGTCATCACCCAGCCATTCAGGCGGCATCATGGTGTAATCGGTTTTGAGTGTTACAGCTCTGTCATCGGGAGCAGCTATAAACTCATTCGCCCAGTTTTGGGAGCTTATAGGAGGGTTAAAGCTGCGGAAGATTAAAAAACCGTTGCCGCCTCTGACTACCGATTGCATTACTGATCTGACCATGTTTGCACCGTCAAGTTCGCTGAACTCTTCAAACCACACAAAGCGGAATATACCATGCAATGGCTTGATTGACTTTCTTTTGCTTGCATCATCCAACCCATGAAAGACTATTTGCGCCCCCGTAGGCAGGTATGTATATTGCATCGGGGAAAGTGTACTGCGCCATAAATGAGAAACGCCCAGCTCATCTATTGCCCACGATATTTGAGAAAATACACTCTCTCGAAGTGTGCGCCCGATTTTACGGAATACAATAGCATTGCTGTTTCCCGTTGAGTCATCCATAACGCCGTTGACTATCTCAATGCCCACAAAAGAAGATTTGCCCGAGCCACGCCCACCCGGTAGATTGAATATTGAGTGCAGTCCTGCGATTATATCATCGTGTAAACTATGGTAAATCGGGGCGATATGCTGTTTTACGTCTATATCTTGACTTACCCTTGCCGCCTCTTTCTTTCGCCCTCTGCGTGCTTTTTCGGCTCTTACGCGCCGTCTTAAACTGTCGTAATACACTTATGTTGTGTCCTCGTCCTCCAACTCTCGAAGAATATCGTTAAACTCTGTAAACCGCAAGCCATATTCAAGAATAGCTCTTGCCGCCGCTATATGCGACTTGCTTGTTTCGTTATCATTCTGAATGATAGAAATAAGACGCTGAACGGCAAGCGGTAAAGCCTGCTTGAGCTGCTGCGTTGCATCATCTACCAGTGCAGCAGACGCACGCCTGAACTCTGCCGCAAATTCGGGGTCATGCAGGTAATTCCTCAAAGTTGAGTCACGAATGCCAGCCATAGCAGCCGCTTCTTTCTGTGTGCGGCATACCAAAAGAGCCTGTAAAGCCTTCTCTTGTCTTTGTGTCAATTTTTTCACCTCCCTTTTGTGCAAAGCACCAAAAAACAACGAATAGCACTAATTATTGTTGTCCTTGGTCTGTGTATTGGTGTATGTTTCTGTCAGAGTGTCAATACTCGCTGTCAGACTTTCCAGTGTGTACCCGACTGTCTCGAGCTTGTCCCCGATATTTTGCAGAGCTTCAATCAGTGCGGCGGTTTCGTAAGCGTCCATATAATAGCAGCCTCCTTTCTTCGTTAGTGATAGAAAAATAAAAACAGAGCCAATATACCCACAATTCGGGGTGCATCGGCTCTGCGTCTGTGCGTCTGGCTCTGAGTGTTTATTCGGTTTTGTTTCGGCTGATTACTGTTTCTGTCTTGCATCGAGGGCAAAACAACGGAAATTCTATCAGCACCGTTCGGGGTGTGATTTTCGTCTTGGTCTTGCATCCACAATGTGGGCAAATTATCCAGCCTTTATCATTCACCCTTATGCCGTTCCCATTTGGGGCGGCGGTGTCTGTTATACCGTATTCGGCGGCTTTGCGTTCAAAAAACCGCTGTTCATGCTCGGGGTGTTCTGCTTTCCATTTCCGCATATATGCCGCACAGTGTTCTTTGTTATTCGCTCTCCAACGGCGCGTAGCTTCAAGCTGCTTTTGTTTCGCCTCGGGGTGTTCTTCGAAATATCGCTTGCGGTGTTCCCGGTGGTATTTTCTTCGTGCTTCAAGTGCCTCGGGGGTCAAATTTGACATCGTGTCAGCTCCTTTCGGTTGTGTTATGTTCTATTAAAAGAACGGTTTTCATCAAGCCAGTATTCAAGATGCGGCTGCTCTTTCAGGGCGTGCATAAATACTGCGTTGGGTGTACCGTCTTCATTTATTGGTTTTTGCGTTTTTAGAGTGTGTATATATTCCCTGTGCTGTTTTAGCTTTTCAAGATATAAACGCTCAAATTCGGCTCTTTTCCGCTCTTTCTCGGCACGTTCTGCGTTGTGCCTTTTTATTTCGGCTCTGCTTGCTTTGTGTTCTGTCAGATGAAGATTGAAATCACTGTCAATTCGCTCTATTGCCTGACGGAAATTAATCCCGAATATGTGCATCACGAAATCAATTACACTGCCGCCCGTATTACATCCGAAACAGTGCCAGCCGCCTTGACCGGAATACACTCGAAGAGATGCGGTTTTTTCGTTATGTATAGGGCAGATAATAAATCCTGCGTGATTTGGGGTGTATCCGTACATATTGCAAATATCAGTCATTGTAATGCTACTGCGGATAATATCGGCTGTGTTTGTCAAAGCGGTCTCCTTTTCTTCTTGCAGGTGTAACCAGTGTTACGGCTGTGTTACGGCTTTATATTGCCCGATTTTCGCATAAATAAGCCATTGTTACGGCTGTTACGGCAAAAAGCAAAAAACACTTTCCCTATATAAACATATATTTATTATTTGCTTTTCTTCATGTATAACTTTTAAGGATTTAGGGGTAACAAGGCGTAACACTCGCATAATAGTGCTGTTTATTTATAATTTAGATGTAACATTAGCCGTAACATTAGCCGTAACATAGGGATAACCTTATGCGTAATAATTGCCATACAATCGGGGCAAAAACTCTTCTTTCAATCGCACACCGAGCCATGTTTTTATATTTCTCGGCTTGGTCTGCTCATATCCTGCGGCTATCATAGCGGAATATATTTCATTACCTCGCCGCCCCTCGTATTCGCCATTATCTTTCGCCCACTGTCTATAAGCCTTTATCAATTCGCCTGCGGTGACTTTTGCGTTAGGTTCGAAGATACAGCAATCAGCGAGGAAGTTATCAAGCCAGTTTTCTCTCTGCTGATATTCTTCTGTGGTCTCTGCAACTATGTCAGGAGCTACAATGGCATGTCCGTTTCGGCAGAACATAACAGCGCCGTCAATCGCCCATTGGAGAATAGCACCGCCGCAATGTTCAACAAGGTATGCAGTATAATTTTTTATGTCGGAATTTCCAGTAATTTTGGCATTAAAGGGAACGACAAAAAGTCTTCTCCAAATACCGAAATCTGTCGTTGACACTCGGGGCATAAAATTTGTATATACGCATATTGTATGACTTGGCTTTATTGTTTCGGGATCTTTATATTTCTGCTCTATGTTTATGGGGTCGGTGGAGGTTATGCGCTTTACAGTGGCAGGAGAAAGCCTCTGAAATTCCTCCAGCTCTCCAGCCACAACAAGACGCTTTCCTCTTAATGTCGCAAGTGCAGCACCTTTGTTTTGCTCCTTGGTCGTAAGTACATCAATATCAATCGTGCCGAAATAATCGCCCATCACGGCCCCGAGAGCATTGAAAAAAGTGCTTTTTCCGTTTGCTCCGTTACCATATGCAAGTAGCATTCCCTCTTGGTAAACAGCTCCAACAAGAGCCATACCTGCAACAAGTTGAAGATAGCCACGAAGAGAGCCGTCTCCACAAGTGATAGTGTCAAGAAACTTTTCCCATATGTCGTAGTTTTTACTATCAGGTGCAACAGCTGTAATCTTTGTGCATTTAGCTTGAGGGGCATTCGGGCAAATTTCGCCCGTTTCAAGGTCAATTATTCCTGCAGGGGTATTGATTATGTGCGGCTCTGTGTCAAACTCTGATGCCTGATGTGACAAGTGAGGTTTTGCCAATTCACACATAGCTTTCAAGCGGTTTAAATTGCGGCTTTTTATTGCGTGATTGTAATATCTTCCGGCAACAGAAAGAGCTTGTTTTGCCGTTTCTTCGCCCTCTTTTTTTCTAATCGCCTCTTGGTATGCCTGCTGTGCATTGTCGTATTCATTCCGAGCATCTTCAAGCATTCCAAAGGTGTAATCAGTTGCGAGTTCTATTGGCTTGAGGTCGTTACATTCCCAGCGGCTGCCGTTCCAGTGAAGCCAACCTAAAGAATTACAATATTTCAAGTCGGAAGAAAAAAGTTGCTTGAAAATTTCGGAATTTCCTGCATCTGAATAGTCATTCGGCTTGAAAGTCTTGCACTGTGAGCGGCGCTCTTTATCTATTGCCGCCTGATAGAGTTCGCTCGATGTTGCTCCGTTGGCTCGAAGACTTTCAATAATCTCGGGAGGTTCATTTGATAAAATGATGCGGTCAAGGATTTTGCTCAATAGCAATCACCTCAATCAATCCGGCGAATAGTGCCGTAATCGTTGCAGGCCTGCGGCTCGTTGCCGTCTTCGAGGAACTGCAGAAACTTTTCATAGCTGTAAAAGCGGCGGTTGCCTGCATGAACGCAAGGAACGCAGCCGCAGCGCAGCAGCTTCTTTATTCCCGTTGCAGTAAGAGAGCTGTCGGGGTGGTCGGTCAGATACCGAGCCGCAAGGGTTGCAGAATTAAGCATTGTACTTGCCATGATTTACACCTCCTGCGAGAGTTTTTCTATAATCTGTGTAATCTGCTGCTTCTTTTCCTCGGGAAGTTCATCACGCATGATGCGAATGAACCATGTTTCAGAAATATGCAGCTCTTTCGCAATCTGCCAAAGACGAACGCCTTTGCCAGCCGCAAGCAGTCGAATATCATTATTAGGCTTACACATTATTTTTTTGTTCCTCCTTTATTTTATGGTTGATTATTGTGCAACAATAATGTACAATAATATTATATCCGCGACAAAGGTTAAAGTCAACACAAATGTTGCATAATTTTATAATTTGCGACATTCGTTAGCAAGGAGAGTTGAAATGGAAGCTAAAGCAACATTCAAAAATAGATTCGTAGAGCTGTGTGGAAATAAAACACAACAAGAAATAGCAGATGCAATCGGCATTTCAAGAGCAACAGTAGGCTATTATTTGAGCGGTGATCGCTCGCCGGATATTGATGTACTGTCAAGAATAGCCCACTATTTCGGCGTTACATCTGATTATTTAATAGGTCTATCAGATGCAAAGCAGGCAGAAAATGCTGATATTGTCGAGCGATTGGGTTTGTCGGAAAGAACAATAGAGGAAATTATTTACCTTGCAAAAAACAAAGGCGAAGAATATATTGTTGACGATGAACTTCCACCTATTACTCAATTGAACATGTTGGATTTTTTGCTTTATGCGATAATAAGGGATAGCGACATGCTCTCAAATATGGCGATTGCTTGCGAACACATGTCCTCTGCTCGGTTCGAAAAATATAAGGCAAGTGAGTTTTTATTTCAGCCATCTAAAGAAGACAAAATTAGTTTTTTTGACTTAAGAAAGTTAGTTATGGATCATGGTTGCCAGATTATTGGTGGTCTTGAGATGGTAGAACTGCGCAAATATAGACTTGAGCAATCTTTTCGCACTGCGTTGAAAAAGGCCATAGAGCCATACGAAAAAAAATACATGGAATATGTTATTGATGAAAAAATAGAAAGAGAAAATAGTCATCTTGACAGCTTTTTAGAAATATTATCAAGTGTTGATAGTGTACAATTCAAGTCGATATATGCATTAAAAGAGGATGCTAATTTAAAATATAGTAACAATAAAGAGCTATTGCTGCGAGAGCTTAATAGAATAAGTGACTCATTGAGCTTGTTACTGTATGAATTATCGTCAACAAATACAGATGAATAGTATTACGCAAGTAATATGGAGTTAACGATGCCGACAATCAACAAAAGAGGCAACAGCTATCAGATTATTGTCTCTTGCGGCTATGACAGCAAAGGGAAACATCTGCGCCGCTCGATGACATGGACACCCTCGCCGAATATGACAGAACGGCAGATCGAAAAGGAGCTTAATAGGCAGGCAACGCTGTTTGAAGAGCGAGTGCATAGCGGCTCTTTTATAAGCGGAGCTGTCAAGCTGGAGACCTTCGCCGAACAGTGGCTAAAATCTCACGCAGAAAAGAATTTGAAGAAAAGCACCATTGACCGCTATCGTCGTTTGACGGGCAGACTATATCAGGCATTAGGAGCAAAACGCATTGACAAAATAACCGTTGCGAATGTTCAAGCCTTTATTGACAATCTGTCAGAGCCGGGAATAAAACAGCATAATGTAGGCAAGAACACGCCCAAAGACGAATTGCCGCCGCCTGCAGGTCTCTCCCCTAAAACAATACGGCATTATCACAGCCTGCTTTCTGCTATCCTCGAACACGCTGTTAATTTGGAGATGATACAATCAAATCCATGCCGTAAAGTAAAGCTACCGCCGCTCAAAACTCCCGAAAAGGATATTTATACACTTGAAGAGGCTGCACACTTCATGGAGCTGTTGGAGGGTGAGAATTGGCAATATAGAGCATTCTTCACCCTTGCCATTTACACTGGCCTGCGAAGAGGTGAGCTGCTGGGTTTGCAGTGGTCTGATATTGATTTCAACAATGCAACACTGTCAGTTGTTCGCAATTCCTTGTATTCCGCTCGTGATGGAATGTATGACGATACCCCGAAAACAAAGCAGTCTGAAAGAGTGCTGCCGATGCCTGCGCCCGTTGTTTCCATGCTGACAGAATATAAGGCTTGGCAAGATGAACGGCGTGAAGAGCTGGGCGACCAATGGATAAATTCAGACAGACTTTTCACCCGTTGGAATGGTCAGCCGATGTTTGCAGATACTCCATATACTTGGCTCGAGCGGTTCTGTCAGCGCAACGGTCTGCGTAAAATGGGAATACATAGCTTCAGACACCTCAATGCAACGTTACTGATCGATGCAGGTGTAGATGTCAAAACGACCTCTGCTTTGCTTGGTCACTCCAATACATCAACGACTATGAATATTTACGCGCACGCCCTTGACACGGCAAAAGCACGAGCTGTTGGAGCCGTTGCCGATGTTCTTACATTCGGAAGTCCGAAAAAAGAAAAACCGCCCTCCGAAGAGAGCGGGAATTGATGGATCTTGATGGCTATTTGATGGCTATTTTGTTCATAGTAGTTGTTTTTGCATCAAATCAAGACGAATCTACCAACAAAATATATGCTGATAAATGGCATAAATATGCGCTATTTCAATTTATATGCAATTATCGGGAATTGTATATTGTGAAGTTCGATTCCCCTCGCCCGCTCCATCTCCCTATGGAATCATGGATACAATGGTTCCATAGGGATTTTTGTTTTTTTTATGATAGAAACATGAATTTGTGTATGATATAATCAATTCAACAAACTCGAATTTGTAGGTGCGTGCAATGAACCTAATAGAATTAACTCACAAGAACGATATTTTACAAACATATGAGATTTACAAACACTGTATGTTTATGCCTACCGAAGAAAAGTTTAAT